ATAACTATATGCTTGTCTATATAATTCATCACCACTTCTCTCATAAAAAATTCGTATTCCACCTAATTCTGCATCAATACCATGCGGAACTGGAGCGCGCAATCTACGGTCTTTATCAATGCATTCTCTTACTTGCCTTTGAAAAACATCTTTAATTTTCGGTTGTTTTTTATGAAATATATCTAATGCATGTTCTGCTTGTCGTTCATTGATTTTGATGTCAATTTTATATTTCCTTGCTTGAGTATTACATTCGATACTTGCCCGTCTAGCCTTTGCGCCAAGGTGTCCAGCATGTCGTAAAGTTTTACCAGCGAATCGTATTGGACTTTCAAATCCGAGTATTTTTTTGCTATAATCAGATTCAGTACCCCCAAAAAACCAACTAGCAGTGAGAGCGTGAAAATCACAGGTATCAATAAGTTTAAGTGCATCATAATCCTCAGCAAGAAGAAATATTACGCGCGCTTCTGCTTGTGAACTATCTGCCTGTAGAAATATGTATCCATCTTTTGGTATATATTGTTCTCTAACATCGGCACCAATATCACCATGTTTTGTCATGGTTTGAAATGCTGTTCCTAATGATCTACGCTTTTTCTTTCCATTCTCATCTAATGCTATAACTTGTGGCCGTATTGGTGGTTCTTGTTGTGATGTACTAGAACGGCCAGTTTCAAGACAAATGAAATAACTGGTACGCATCTTACCATCAAAATCTAATGGTGCTGTCAAGTGACCACTAAGGGTTTTCTTAATGCGTCTATCTTCAAGAATAAGATTTATAAAATCAATTTGTTCTTGTTTTTTAATATATTTGCTATTCAATAAACCTGTAAGGTCTTCTTCATTTGTTTTACGTTTTGGCAGATTCCATGTTTCGAATAATTGTTTAGCAACCTGTTGCCATGAATTACTGTTAACATAATTACCAGTTATCTTAAACAGTTTATAACGTACATCTTCATCTTGCTCTACATATTTTTTAATGAGTTTTTCGCGCACAGACAAATCAGTAGTAAGACCATTATTTTCAATGTGTAAATATAAATCATGAAGTGGTAAAATAAAGTTTTCATAATATTTTCTTAGTCCAAGTGAATCAATATCATTATCCATTGCTAAATCAATTTCTTTTGTTACACATGCATCTCTTGCGCATCCAATGAAGAGGTCAGATTCAGAACCTTCATACATTCCTTCATCTTTATAATATGGTTCTTCTGTATATATACTAGTATTAAATGCAAGATTCTTAGGTAATTCAGGATTGATACAAAATGCTTTGAGCATTGTATCTGATTTTAATGAACGAATAATGAAACCTAATCGTTTGATTTTATCACGGTCGTACCCGAAGTTCTGTCCAATAATAGTATTAGAAGCCAAAAAATTAGCGAGTTGAATCCATATTGAAGCACGTTCGGAATTGGAGAATTTCCAAAGAGGTATAGTGATACCATAGTGAGGTTGAAAAGAAATGCCAATACAACTGGGAATGCAATTATAAGCCTCAATATCAACGGCAGGTGATGTTCCTTGACTAATTGATGCTTCAATAAATCCATGTAATTCACCACTATTATTAATAATTTGTAATGTTCTACTTGGTAATTTTAATTCACTACTAAAACTTTCTTGAAACGCGCGCTTCAAATCGAATAATAATACTTGTTTTTGCCAATATCCAGTTGCCTCACCTTCTTGATGTAATATATGTGCTGGATGTAAACTTGGAATACATTTCATTCCAAATGCTAATAATTTACTACCACGCCATTTTTGAATACCAACTTTACCTGTAAGTGCCCATAATGCGCTACCACCTAATGCAATTATCACATTTGGTTTTATAGTGAGTAATTCATTGCGTAAATCATAAATTTGAATATCTAAATCAATACCATCATTACGCGCGCGAACTTGAAATGGTATCTTTCTACCATACTTTACATTAGGTGTTACAAAATATTTACATACATTTGTTATCCAACATTCATTTCGTTGTATTCCGGCGGTATTTAGTAAACTATCAAGAAACCGACCACTAGGTCCAACAAATGGTTTTAATGCGGCTAATTCTTCGTAACTTGGTGCCTCCCCAATGATAGCAATTCGCGCAGAACCATTTCCGTACCCCGGCACGTAAGTACCATTTAACATAATTATTTTTTAAGATTATTTAAATGATAACTATTAGCTGATCTAAGCCTATTACAAGTTAAACAATATCGTTTTCCATTTCCTCTTAAACCGTCTAAAAGATGACCTAATGAACAATGCGTTTTCTTAACTTCTTTATGAGTTTTTAATTCTACTGTATCTTTTACATTATCACTTTGTGTGCCTATATATAAATGTTCAGGATTCCAACAATTTCTATTAAAACAAATTTGCTTATGACAAATAAAAAGTTCGGAATCTAAATTGAAATCAAAATAAATATATGCTGACCATCTATGAACTAATTCACGTTGTCCTTCATACATTATTCTACAATGTGAATTAATTTCAGTTGTTGCTTGTCCTTTTTGACATAACCAACAATCTGTATTAAAATCTAAAATTGAAATTGATTTAAGATAATCACTCAATTTAATTTTATCTATCATGCCGGGTACATAGGTATCGTTTTGCATTAATTATTAATTACTGAAGCAATTTTGCTAGGTGCAATTCTATTCCAACAATCATCACATACGCGAACCATATTTGATGCGTAATAACCAAATTCTTTTACTGCTTCTTGCTGTGCTTTTTCATCGGACCATTCTTCATTTCTAACTAATCCAAATGTTTCACCACACATCGCGCATATATATTCTGTTTCCATTATATTACCTCAATATAATAAGCGCATCTTTGCGCGAATCACAATTCTTAACTTTTTCTATATTCAATGTTATTTTAATATCTTCACATACTTTACCTAAACTTACATCAAAATACTGCGCTGTATCGCGCATGGTCCAATGATTACCTAATAGTTGTCTCTTATAATGAAAAACACTAATCAACGATGCTTTGCGTTGCCATTGCTTGGTTGATTTGTATGCTTCTCTGTATGTCATTTATTAAATACTCTTAATATTTCTTCTTGAAATATATTTCTATTTTTTAGTTCATCTTCATATTCTTTTTGGCTTCTGATAAATTTTTTTATTAATCCACAATTAAAACAAATTTTTATTGTAGTTCTACTACCATTTTTATTAATGAATGGCGCTATGTTAGATTGTTTCTTGAATAACCAAATATGATTACAATTCATTTCAGGATTTTTATTTTGTATTCGTTCTTGATGAGAAGGCATAAAATAAAATGTGCTACCTCACCCCAACGCACATTACTCCAATAATGGAAATGGCATGAAGTAAGGTAGCACGGTTTGTATATGGCTTAATTACCATATACATTATCCGATGATTACTTATGAATTACATGACAATTCTTAGTGACCTAATTTACACTAGGCTCTTCATCAGATTTATCACTGGTTTCTTCTTCTGATTCATCATCAGTATCAGATTCCGAATCATCATCTAATTCTTCATCATCGGATAATTCCTCATCATTATCATCATCTGGTGTATCTATGTCATCGCCTAAAAGATAATGGCTATCCACAATACACCTCAATTATACTGCAACTTCTGATTCAGTTCGTGGTTTTCTGAATAAATCCTGTTTATTCACCAACCTACCCTCATATGTATCATTCTTGATGAATACATCTACTTCTTTTCCAGAAGCATCTTCTAGCTTATAGCGTGAACCTGCTTTCACATCCGCGCCTAAAGAACTGAAGAATCCTACAAGAAATCCCTTAGCCTTGCTATTGAACCGCAAGGTAATAGGAACATTAGTAAATTCCTTACTACCATTTTCTGCATTGAAAAGAATGCGTGAATCCTCAAAAATCCAATTTGTAGAATCACCACCGGATGATGTTTTCTCTACAAATGTACCAACCTTTACGCGATACCAATCTGGTGTGACGGGTTTACCACGGAGAAGATCATCTTCGCTGAAATCAATGATGGGTGACATAATGTTGTTTTCCTTTGTTGTTGTTTGTTGTGATTTGTGGTCTTTATTTATTCATTCTATAAGGCACCTCTTTATTATTAGAAAGAATCAACTTTTTCCGGTTCAGCATTTAATTTCTTTATGGCAGGTAATACATATTTCTCATATAATGAGTCATTACCAATATCAATTACGTTTGGTAATGGTAATGCAGTTCGCGCAAAATCTTCACCTGTATTACTAGTTTTAATATTGAACTTACCACCTTTTGATATATCTATATCTGTTTCAGTATCAAAATGATATACTTCACCACATGCGCCTGGTATTTTCACTGCGGGCTTTTTGGCAGCGGTTACTATCTGTCTACTAATAGTAATAGTATTATCAAGTGATTTTGATTCAGTACGAATGACATGTGCAATTAGTATAATATCAATCTTATGATATTTGTGTATATCCTTTAATAAAGCTACCATTTCAACTAAACCTGCAGCTTCAGCATTAAAATCTTCTAATTCTTGAACATCAATATCACCAATAGATATACCCGCAAGCGCACCTGATTTACGTTTAGTTCCCTTTTTTGCTTGTCTTACTTGCCTAAGCATTGCATCAGAACTTGTTGTTATTGTATCTACTATTAAGGTTTTAAATGGGCATGATACTTGAAATGCTTCCATTTTGATGCGCGCTTTAGTCCAATTGTTATAATAATCAAAATTTATATCAGTTGGTTTAATTCCCCAATGGCGCATCGGTAATTGTAATGCATCCATTTTACCATCAAAATCGAACCAATACTGAGGCTTTGGATATGTTAATGCCTGAGTAGATTTTCGTCTGCCAAATTCTCCCTTGAAGAGACTGAAATGAATATTATTTGTTACTGATTCCATTGTTGGCATTAATCGTTTCCTATAATACTGTTTTTGCTATTTAATATATAAATGGGCCATGTATTATCATCTAAATGAGTAATAAAAAATACTTTTATATTTTCTTTATTTAATTGATTAACTAGTAACTGAATTGCTTCTGGTGGAATTACTTTCGGATTATATGCTAAAATATAAAAATTCATAATTTACCTATACGTTCAATCCATTTCCAACCAGTTATATATTTTTCTTCAGGTTCATGTAACCAATCAATGATGCGCATTCTAATGTTGTACCATAATAGTTTAATCATTTTTTAGCTTTTTCAGCATATAAAATTTCTTCTATTACTTTAATCAATCTTCGAGTGCGTGTTTGATAATAAGATTTATAAAATATTATTTCTGCTTGTCTCAATTCATAACCTTCCCAAAATTTTTCATATTTATTAATATCTGGATTCCAACATTCAATTATATATTTGATTTTCATTCCTCACCATTAATTACTATATTTAATTCAACTTTATCCTTCAACATCAAACCATCTGGTATATCTTGATCATTAAAATAAAACTTAATATAACCACCTTGAAATGCAATGATTGCTTTCTGAACACCTTTCATGTAGGAAAGTTGTGTTACTTGTCCGGTTCTATTTATTGTTGTATTCATGGATTAATCTCAGAACCCCTAGGCAAATAAAATGACCGAACAATATCTTTTCTGTCATTTAATACATATTCCATTCGCAATATTTCACCATTTTCTGCTAATTTTCCTAATTCTTCATAAAACTGTCCAGATGTAAATCGTAGTGGATTCATTTTTTCCATGACGCGCATTGCAAGGTCTACACCTTTTATGCCTTCGGCGGTATTTATGAAATGAAGAATACATTCGCGCATTTCATTATTGCTCATTTATATATTCCAAATCAGATTCTTTTCCAATAATTTTACCAAATTGCATTACATTTCCATTCCACAAAATGGCATAGCTTAAATCAATTAATGCATTTGCAGTTAATTTACCATTATTATCATAATGATTTAATGGAGATATATTATAACATCCTGAAATTTCACTACTATGTAACCAATAAAGTTCATTTTTAAATTTAATCATTTTGTGCATTAGATACATCCCAAGGAACCGTTTTAATAAAATTAATCTTTAATGTTTCTTCACGCATTCCTTTATCAACTTCACATACTTCTTTAAAATTACACCATCCATATTTATTTTCGCAATGCGTGAAATTGGGTGGATAATAACCTACCTCTTGATATGCAGCTAACATTCGCGCATAAAAAGGAACAATATCATTTTTCCATTCATCTAGCCTGTTTGCTGTATATGCTACTTGTACTCTTTGGAACTTCTCGCTATCCTTAAGAGATTTTTGAAAACCAATTTTATTAATCCACATTGAGCGCGTATCAAGAAGAATACATTGGCCCATAAATTGATTATTAAGGCTTAATGTATCCCTACGTTGCTTCATTGTTTTATGATCAACTGATGTAATACCTGTTGGTATATCGGAAATTAAATCAAATTTGGCTTTCCATAGAATGCGCAATTCATCATCCTCATATATAACTTTACCTCTTACTTCTTCTGCTGCAATGGGAATCCAATTATCATTAGAAT